GTGCAGGCGGGCGCGGAGCTGGTCGACGTCGTCGAGCAAGGCCAGGGCGAGCGCAGCCCGGCGTGCCCTGGCGTCGGCCTTCTTGGCCTCGGTGGCGGCGCGGGTGCGCTCCCGGTCGAAGGTCAGGCCGAGCTTGTCTGCGATGCGGCTGATGGTGCGGCCAGAGCGACCCATTGCCTCGGCGATGGCGTTGCGGCTTAGGCCTTGGGCGTGCAGCTCTCTGACCCGGTCGTGGTCCTCCTGGGTGACAGGCCGTCCCATGGTTCACCTCCACCGGGCGCGGCGAGCGGGCCCTCGCCCGGGGTGTGCGCGGCTGGGCCACCACGTCCAGCCGCGCACGCATCCCCCCCCGCCACCCGCGCCGTCAGCCGGTCCGGAGACGACAACAGCCCGGGAGCAGGGCTACCGGGCTGCGGGCACACGCCACCTACGGCGTGAGTGAACAAATCATGCTGCGGCCACGGCGGCCGCGTCAACTCGCCGCGGCCGGCCGCGGCGGGAACGGCGTGCCGCCCGCTCGATCTCGGCGGCGCGGCTGAGCGGGTAGCGAACCGTGCGGCCGTCTCGGTAGGCGGGGAGTCCGGCTCGGTCGGCCCAGCGTCGGATCATGGCCGGGGTGACGTCGGGACCAAGGACGGCGGCCAGCTCGGCCGCCGTCCCGTACGACTCACCTTGGACGCGGATCACGCAGACCAGCGTACGAGC